ACCGAGTCCTGGTGCCGTAAACAGGCAATCTACAACGCTCTGATGGAGTCTGTGACCATCGCTAATGGTGATGATCCAAAGAAGAGTGAGGATGCTATTCCAAGTATCCTCTCCGATGCTCTAGCAGTATCATTCGATAGCAATGTCGGTCACGACTATATCGAGAATGCTGATGAGAGATGGGAGTTCTACCATAAGAAGGAAGATAAGATTCCTTTCGACATTGATCTGCTTAATAAGATCACTAAAGGTGGTCTACCTAAGAAGACACTCAACATTGCCCTCGCTGGTACTGGTGTTGGTAAGTCACTCTTTATGTGTCACGTAGCATCATCAGCATTGATGTTAGGTAAGAATGTCCTCTACATCACTTGTGAGATGGCAGAAGAGAAGATTGCTGAGCGTATCGACGCCAACCTTCTCAATGTCAACATTCAAGACCTGAGTGATATGCCTCGTCAGACCTTTGAGAATAAGGTCTCACAGTTGTCTACCAAGACACAGGGCAGTCTAGTCATCAAGGAATATCCCACTGCCTCAGCACACTCAGGGCACTTCAGAGCACTTCTGAATGAGTTGAAACTGAAGAAGAACTTCACACCAGATATTATCTTCATTGACTATCTCAACATCTGTGCGTCTTCCCGTCTCCGTGCTGGATCTAATGTAAACTCCTACACACTCGTCAAGAGTATTGCTGAGGAGTTGCGTGGTCTTGCTGTGGAGTTTGATGTGCCTATCGTGAGTGCTACACAGACTACCCGTAGTGGTTATGGTAATAGCGATGTTGCCATCACCGACACCTCTGAATCGTTCGGTCTACCTGCTACTGCTGATCTTATGCTTGCCCTTATCTCCACTGAAGAGTTGGAGGAGTTGGGTCAGATTATGGTCAAGCAGTTGAAGAATAGATACAATGACCCATCACGCCACAAGCGTTTTGTGGTTGGCATCGACAGAGCAAAGATGCGTCTCTATGACTGCGAGCAGTCAGCACAAGATGACATCCTAGATACTGGAGACGAGGAGGAGAAACCATCCCTTAAAGATAAATTTGCTAAACTGAATTTCTAATGGAATACGAAGTGATTACTGGCGCATTCAATATGATGCAGTCATTAACCTGGGAACAGATTGATTCTCAGACTAAAATTGAAGATGAATCAGGCACCTCTGAGTTGCGTGAAGATACAAAAGTTCTGGTAGGTCCATACACTGGATTCTTAGCAGACTCTATCAAGATGATGGAAGCAGAAAAACTGCGTGTCTATTATTCCAAAGAAGAGGAAGCGAAGACTGGCGGCAGAGATACAGAACTTGCCGATATGCTTACAGTTCAATGTAAAGGAACCACAAAGTTTGTATTTGATAATGGTGAAGTTGTCCTCAATCCAGGAGACTCCATCTACATTAAAGAAAATGTAAACTGCGAGGTAGTCCACACAGAACCAAGAATCACCTGCAGTTTTAAATACAAGAGAGTGGTTGTTTAATCAACCATCCAATGCTACAATAACCCCAATACTTATTATAACGATGTCCAAGAATGTAGATTTTGATCGCTATCTAGAATTCGTAGATGGTGTAACTAGTTTAGAGAGTCGTAAGACAGGTGCCTTTATTGATCGCAACAAAGCACTTAAACTACGAGGTAAGGACCTATGCCGTCTCCTGACTGCTGCTATTGGTATTACTGCTGAGGGTGGTGAGTTCGCTGAGATCGCTAAGAAGATTGCCTTCCAAGGCAAAGAGTGGACTGCTGATGAAGAGTATCATATGAAGCGTGAGTTGGGTGATATCCTATGGTATGTTGCTCAAGCGTGTATCTCCCTAGGCGTCTCTTTCGATGAGTTGATTGAGATGAATGTGGAGAAACTAGAGAAGCGTTATCCAGGCGGTTCTTTTGATGTCCACTACAGTGAGAACAGAGAAGATGGTGACATCTGATGAAGTTTGAACTGACTATAGAGGACTTCACTATCATTCAGAATGCCCTTCACTACTACAAACACGTACCGAAGCGTGGGCAGTTTGGACGATACACTATAGCGAGATGTAACAAACTGAGAGACAATCTCTCAGAACAAATGTGTAATCAGGAGGATGAAAATGAGCAACACAGTTAAGTACCTTATCGTTGGTCTAGTCGCCACGGTTGTATGGGAGTTTGGTCACCCATACATCCCTGGTCTAGCAGTAGACCATTCACATACTCACGAGGAGGTAGTCCGGTGACTTCAACAACAGAAAGAGTAGTCCAAATCAAAGACATCATTCGTCCAATCAGTTGTGCTGTGGACGAAGATATGTTAGACTACATGATGAACTCAATCGTACAGGAAGGCATCAGAGAACCAATTGACTTGGTTGAATATGATGGTAAACTGTATGGGTTCAATGGTTGCCATCGATGCACCGCTGCTGATCGTCTTGGTTACACTGAGGTTCCAGCACGAGTTACAGAGATAGATCAAACAACATTCAATTCACATTTCGTTTAAGGAGGTTTCATGGATCCGATTACACTCGCAGACTATCAAGAATTTGATAGTGAGTTTTGGGAAAAGTATTTTTATGTGAGCGAGAAACTCGGACCAGAGACATCACCCGAGCACATCATCACTGTTATGGAGACTCTCGCGGGAGTAGTCATGCAGAAACGCGATGAGCGTGACAAAGAAACATACGCCCCAATGGGGTTCAATAAACCAGTAAAGGAGGAATCCAATGAAGAAGGAGTTCAAGAAGGCTGATAGTAAGGGACGCGAGTCCCTTTGGGAATGGGAGGAGACTCCTGAAGTCACAGCAGCACTTGCTAAATACTGGCAAACTGTTGCTGAGAACAAGAACTCAACCGCTATCAAGATTGCTGTGGCAGATCGAAAACTGACTAAAGCAATTGTTGACCGCGTTGAAAAGAAGTGATATAATAATCACATCGAGAGGCAAACAAACGCCTCTCACATCTGGTTCCGTAGCTCAGAGGACAGAGCAAGGCACTTCTAATGCCTCGGTCGTAGGTTCGACTCCTACCGGAATCGTTGGAGAACTCGACGGAATTCTCCTGGGTATGACTGAATAATCCTATGTGGCCAACGCACGGGATAAAGTAAAGTAGGCAAGGGTGTGGTGCCCGCCATATCACCCGGAGACGGGAGATATGAGAACTCGATACCAAGAGTGCTGAAAGTCTAGGGCAAATTATGCAGTAGTGCTGGCTGCCCTAGTGGAGGTATAACTGAAGTCCTCCTACCCACCCCAAAAATTATTTGAAACCAATGCTGGAACAGGAAGAGCAAAAGGACGACGACCAAAAAACCGAAGACGAAGACCTGAAGAAACTTTACACGGAGCACGACGAAGCATCATGACAGTAGTTAACGCTTTCTACGAGTTGGTCCTCTCTTCTGAGGCAGTCGGTGAATTCCAGCAATATATTGAGAGAGACATTGAGTTTCAGGTAGTCCAACAAAATTACAATGGACAGGTATATCAATCCTGTAACATCCATAGGATCTCTGAACACGCACCAGTAGCAAGACACGTTATTGATGTATTCAAGCATTTTAACAAAGAGTATTTTAAGTATGACCTCTTCGGCACCTATGAGATTCAGTTGCTGAGGTATGACGCAGGTGGTCATTACAACTGGCATAGTGACTATGGTGTCTCTGAGAATCCAGAAGGAGATAGAAAACTGAGTTTAAGTTTACAACTCAGTGATGTCTGGCAGTATAACGGTGGTAATATGAGAATCCGTGACTGGTATAATCGAGAATATGATATGGATATGGAGTGTGGTAATGCAATGGTCTTTGACTCACGAGTCCCACATAAAGTTTTCCCCGTGACGAATGGAACAAGGTATGCTATAGTAGCATGGGCTCACGGTCCACAACTACGATAAATACCACTGACCCACTTTATTATGAACTACAAACCTTATTCGCCGGAATGGCACAGGTATAGATACCTCAAAGAGGCAATCGACACCTACCTTGACGATTACATCGACAACGATATAATCGTGAATGATATCCTCAATATCATCTGTGATCGCCAAGAGCGAGCACACGCTGAGTATAACAAACTTGAGGATCTAGAGCAAAAACTACGAGATTGAATCTATGCTATCTACTGCTTACAGACTTCGCCTTGAATCTATCTGCAGATGTATTGCACACAAGGAACCTGTTCCATTGGAGGACATGATCTGGGCAGAGAAACTTGCCAAGTCATATACAACTGCTAGGGACTGGTTGAACAAAGCACGACGCCATGCCGCTCAAGACATTGAGGAAGGTAGTATTGATGATTTCATCAATAAGATGGGACTAGGAGATCCAGATCCCAACAATCACAAGACCGGATTTGATGGCGCAGATGACATCAATGATTGGTTCGGAAGAGACAAACCCGATGACTGGCGTCAAAGAGATTGACTATGGATGATGAATTCTTTGAAGGATTAAAAGACTTTTATTGTCCCCCACCAGACCCCAGTGAGTTTATTTCTGGTAGTGAAAATGCTACTATGAGTAAACTCATGATGGGCAATCAGAATGGTAAAGGTTATGTCCCCACCCCAGAAGAGCGAGAGAGACGCAGGCAGACTATGCTAGGTGTAAAGCATACACCTGAGCGTAGGAGAAAGCAGAGCATAGCAAAGAAAGGTGTGAAGCATACTGCCGAAAGAAACGCCAAAAAGTCTGTCACAAACACAGGAAAACATTGGTACAATAACGGCAAAATAAATAGATTTGATTATAAATGTCCTAAAGGATTTGTTCCTGGGATGATGAAAAGGAAAAGAAAGTAATGCCACAGAGGTTAACTGACGGAGAGATACTGGTTGCAATCAATAATATATTGCAACCAGAAAAGAAGCAGGTATTGAAGGCTGGTCCTAGATCAGTCAAGATTCGTGTGTCTTCTCCTCAGAGAGCAGAACTTCAGGAGAGAATTACAACTCAACTTGATGCTTATGGTGTCAAATATACTAATGATATTGTCAAGTCTGAGTCGTCATTCCCAGTAACAAATATTAGATTTAAAGATAATACAACTCTTAGAATTGTATACAAGAAACTTGGTGGTGGTTCTGGTGCTGGTGCAGCACTAACGAAACTAGCAGAGTCATCACAAGCATTGTATGCTGCTGTCGTATTCAATGTCCTCAAGCGTCCAATGACGAACAAGGATGTGAATCTAGACAACTTCAGGGCAGCATCAGCGACAGCAATTACTGATGAAAACTTTGATTCAATGGTGAATAAACTCCCAGATGACTGGGTCAATTCATCCATTGCAGGAGCGAATGCTCTATGGAGAAGGTATGGCAATAAAGGTAAGTTTCAATTTCATAGAGGGTCACCACAGGTATCGCAGATTGAAGGGACCTTCACAGCAATCAACAGACAGGAAGGTGCTTTTGGTAACCTGAACAAGTGGAGTCCTGCTGACATCTATATGATTGGTGCCAAGTATAATCCAGCATCGATTGCTGGTGAGAAGACACTCAAGGGTCTCAATGTCGCTATGTGGGAGAATCTACAGGCAAACCAATTGATTGGTGTATCACTTAAGAAGATTACAGGCAGTGGTAATATCAGTAATATGAACTTCCCTACAGACAGGAAGCAGACCTCAGCAGAATTCCGTGGGTCTACAACTAACATGGATGCTATGGATGGTTATATCAAATGGGGTGTTGGTGGTAATGAGAGAATTCAGTTTAGAAGTTTTGGTGGTGAGACATCACTGACTGGTTGGCAGGGTGAAATCAAAGGTGCATCAGCAAACCAAGGAAAGGT